CCTCCTCCAGCTTCAAATTGAAGCATTGTGAGAAGAGGTCTTATCCCTTACGGGTATCGACCCACTCCAATCCCGCTGGCCATCTAGTGATGACCCGGTACGACTCTGATGCTGAAAAATGACCTCGCAAAGGCTCAATGCCAGTTGTGAAAGTCATGGAGGTTTTAAGCTCCACATCAGTGTTAAAGAGATCCTGAAGGGAGTAACGCAGGGTGCCAAACCCACGCCTCCCTCTAACGAGCCGACAATTAAGCGGCTCGCTAGGGGCCTCTTCCATGTGCTGCATGAGCCATACTAAGTAAGGAAAGGGATCCTGTATAAATACAGTAGCCTGCTTCTTGCGCATGGTACTCACGCTGTACACGTCTTCCCACCCATCGGTGAACGCTTTGTTATAGCGCTCATAACGAGATTCCTCTAAGGAGGTAATTAAACCTACATCCCCGAGGTGTGGCGGTACTGGCGGCTTCAAATGACGAGGCACAGGTTTATGAAGTGCTTCCCATACAGCCTTAACCTTTTTATCAGCACATCCAGTGCTGAGGTTTTCGGCAGCCCATAGACGAAGTCTATTAGCTAGCTGGATACGGTATGGTATGGCAACCCCTCTTTCGAGGATGATGCCAGAGTCACTATCGGCGCCCTTTCTACAATAGAAAGGGAGAACGTCACGGTCCGCGAACCATTCGGTTCCACATGATTCAAAGAAGTTACCATTTAGATAACTCTTTTCACGGTTAACCTCGAAACCTAGGTATTCGAGGCGTTCGACAAGCTCCTTCGCGTATTTCTGGGGTAATATTATATCATCCCCATATACACTACAGAAGGAAAGAGCACTCTCTGGTACAATGCTTCGTACCAATGCGTAAAAGTAAAGCGTCATGAGGCTAAAAGTATAGCCACATCCCATCGGCATCCAGTTGTGAAACCGATGCACGACAGGTTGCTCACCATCTTCGCTGGAGAAATGCCACGCGTGCGGCCTTATTAGGTCTAACATGTGCAGCAAATCCGGAGGTAGTATTTCTACTAAATTACGCTCTTGAAACCAAGAACTTGCACTAGATAGGTCAATTGTTGCAAGACCCAAACTACGCGCTCGCTTAGCGAGATTCTGATTTCGCGTTTGATCGCGGATGTCTATTCCAACCCTGCGTAGTCGATCCTCGAGTATGCTAGCCAAACCAAGTTGCACAAACATATTTGCAACAGGCATGGCAGCCACTGTACGGTCGATAAAGGCAGTTTTGGAAACCGTTTTTACCTCAACACTAGGAGTTGGTTCACCTAAAGGTTGTTCCATTTCCCAAAGACCGCTTTTGATAGCGGGCAAAAGTACTGAGATTTGCGGGGTATACGAGGTCTTAGACCTTAGTTTTTCGCTTTTCGGCTTCCAGGACGCGACGTTAGTCGATCCTCCCGGCCCCACACGCCCACGAGTGACGATCTCCTCCAACACCTCAGGTGTGAGGAATTGACTGCCATCGACTGACAGCATGTCATTAATTTGCCTACTAAGAGTCAGTAGCCAAGGTGCTCTTAACCTAGGAAGGTGTTCGCGTTCAGCGAGCTTTTCCTCAATGGAAAGGAACAAAACCTTTGCTTCTTGATCCGTAGGTATACCCGTAGGCACCTCGCCGCTCTTCACGAGAAGGCGTGATGCAAGACGATCCGTTTTGAATTGTGTTGGTCCCGGAAAATCAGGGAAAACATGATTCGACCGACACCCTATTCTTTTAGAGTTTAGGATCTCGTGAGTATCGTCTCTGTCCATGTACCCTTTCGGGTCCGGAGCCAGGTTTTTAAGCTGGCCCCATTCATGGTTGGATATTGCCATTGAAATGGCCAAAGTATGACCGGATGAAAATAGGTCACACAAGCAGTGCGTCAATGACGTTTCAACGTCAAAACACGAATCTGCCTTTTGTAATGCCTTTAGAAAGGACACCACATTCCTCCTATGAGATAATACCTTACTCAGAAGCTAATAAATAGCGTCCAAGTCCTCAAACAGTGATTTGACCATTGTAAGCGATACTATATTCTTTAAGTACGCATACAAGTCTTTCCGCTGTGCAAGTGTGGCATTCTTGGCGATCATTCCTTCCACAACCCAACGGTTGCTAGAAGGGTAGCTGTACAACCCAGTACTACTATCCAGTACCGATAAAGGTACCTCAAGCGTGAGCTTCGTGCGGATTACCGCGGATGAGCTCTTCGGGCTCGTTTGCGAAGTTGCAAATGAGTAGAATCCCAAAGGGTTGTTTGCTGTCGTTCTCTCCTCAAATACGACGAGGAGCCCATCCTTTCGGGCGGGCGCGAACAAATGTGAGACGGGAGTCGATTGACCGTCGTCCACACTGAAGCTTGATGCTGCAGCCATGGCTTATTTCCCATGTGAATTGATATGTAGCTTAGCTACGGTTCTTTGTGTCTCTCTTGTGCACTACAGCAAGTAGTGACAGAGCACTCGTTAATGTCGTTAGGCTTTTAGGCGGCTTATACTCGAAGAGTACAGGCATACCTGGACCACCAATGATTTCGCGAGTGTGCGTCTTACTCACACGCGTACCATACCGAACGGGATTGTTATTCACCGGACTGTATTTTAACTTGTACTCGTGTGTGTTGCAATAGGACTTAATAGACCTAGTGCCTTGCGCGCTCTCAATCATATTGAGCGTGCCGACGGCGCCAATGAAGTTACCGACAGGGAGAACCCAATCGACAACGAATGAGAATGGTATTCGTTCCCAAGCCCACTCTAACGGATTGCCAATATTAAATTGGTTACTTAACAAACCGTTATCCTTTAGCTTTACGTAGGCTGTCGTTTTAGTAACAGTTTTCCTACGACGTTCTAAGAAGCCGTCATCGTATATATCGGAATCTACCTGTTTCCAGGAGAATTTACGGTACAGCGAGTAATATGGATCTCTTAGACGATTTCCCACATCTCCTAAAGAAGAACATAGGGGTTGAATTGCGAAATTGTTGAGCAGTATCGCCGAAGGTATATCCTTCCACGATTTCGGCTTCAACCGTCGTATACCGCGGATACATGTCTTGCCTAATGGATTAGAAATGCAAGAAGAAACTTCCCTTGCTATACGGACAAAATCAGCAATAAGCTTCGCTGTCTCATCTATTTCAGCAACTAAACCTGAAAGATCAGAGGACGCTCCGCGTACCTCATCAAGGTAACGGTTGTTCCATCTACTGTAATCAAATGGTAGATAGAGTTCAGTATGGTTATAAACCTTACTTGGCTCTTTGAAACACCGTACCCACCCGTTGGGTGGGCGACACATGCTGACGTAGGTTGTATCACACCAAGCGTCATACCCATGGAACAGATGACTAGTGAGAGCTTTCGCTCGAATAGTCGGATGATTCCGTAAAGGGTATACCCTCACACGTCTTTCAGGATCTCGTTTGTCTGTATATTTTTGATATACAGCTGAGTATTCTGAAGCATTCTGAGGATACGCACCACAGTACAGTGACCAGTAATTATACAGCCACTCGTATCGTGTCAAGTACTCTGCTGACATATGGCTCCTCTATGAGGAGACACATGCAAAGTAGGCCTCCTATACTAAGTATAAAGTGGACGCAATCCATAATCGTCAATAGACGATGGATGCGCTGTTCACGAAGACTCCCCGAAAG